TTTGATAATTTCTTTATTTTTCGTAATAAATTTTATGGCCAATATCAATGAGCACCGTTCACATATATTAATAAAATTTTTTGATGTGGGAACAATTGACGAAGAATTATCCAACAAATAATTAATAGCACGCTCATTACCATGTATACATGCTGTATCAAAAACATGGGTAATATTAATTTTGTTTTGAGTATCAATAGATAATAACCACTTGATAATATTTACTGAGTATGCATTGTTTGACGCACTTGCGTCAGTGCATGCTAAATTTAATACGTTATGTATATCATTTGATGTATCGTACACGTTGCTATTTTTATTATATAGCCATCTTGCAGCATTTAATTGTCCATGAGTACATGCAACTACAAATGCTCTATTGTTTCTAACGTTTGTTTCAATATAAAAAGTATCCACAAGCAACTTTAATATTGCAACGTGACCATATTCGCATGTATTAATAAACATATTGAAATTTTTAGATATTGATGTTGCATTAAAGTTTGTTTCGCCCATGCATTTAATTAACCATTTTGCAATGTCAACGTGCCCGTTCAGGCACGAACTTTCAAATATTTCTTCATAATCGTATGCAATGTTTGGATAACGCTTGTATAATTCAAAAGCAATTTCATCATGTCCATATTCACAAGCAATATTTAATAAATAATCAATATCATCATCCATGATATATGAATTTATTGACATTAACCACCAAAAAACATCATAGTGACCGTTTTTACAAACGTCCTCTAAATTCTGTTCTTGTGCATCGCTGTTTGAATTAACATTTGGATTTTTATTGAACATATATTGCGCAGCGTCAAGTTTGCCGTTTTTACATAGCCAACGAAATGCACGCTGATTTAGTAATATATCTGGATCGTTCATATATATATGATACCTAAATATGGCATAATAATTGTCAATTATCATGGCTATATACTTAATAATAACATTATAAAGTAACTTCGTTAAATAAATCAATTTCAAATTTATTATTTGTGCATAATGTGTGCCTGCATTTTGCGCAACTATTATTGTTGTGATATATATAATATGTAACAAAGCAGTCATTGCAATAATAATGATCACATATAGTTTTAATTCCGCTAGATATATCGTTGAAACATATTGGACATTCTTTGATTGTATTATTTAATTCATGCGATACATTTGTATTTAATACGTATGTATTCAATACGTATGTATTCAATACGTATGTATTCAATATTGTAACATTTGGAAATGAACTTACTGCTGGTATTACGTTATTATTTTCAAAGTCCGAACATATGTAAGATTTAACAGAATTGTCTAAATGCGCACATCTACAAGCCAATATATAATAATAGTGTGGAACTAAAGTATATACAAATGTAATAATATCATTTCGAGTTTTAGTTGCCAATACACCAAATATTTCGTTGGATATACAATATATTTCTTTATTTACAATTAAACTACTTACATATTCAAGTGTTTGTAGATCGCAATATTGACATAACAAAGTAAAATGATCGTTTGTTATGGTAATGTTAAATTTATTATATAAAAATATTATAAAAATATGCATATTGTGAAATTCATCATGAGAATAATTATATAACACACATTTAAATATTTTAGTTGCGTCATCATCAGTAACTATTAAATATGGTAATTCTAATATATGCTTTGCAATATCAAAGCTTCCTTTTTGTATTGCAATTCTTGAGTAATTTGCTACATTTGCGAGTTCTATGTTGACCTTATTAATTATCCATTTAAACGTAATGAAATTTCGCGTATCACACACAGTTTGTATATGATCTTGAGTCAGTTGTATTTTATATTTATTGACGATATACTCAATGATTGCAAAATCACTATTTTTACATGCATACATTAATTCATTATTTGACGAATTAACAGATAATAAGTTGCTATACATTTCATGAAAATGAAGATATGTGAGTAGTGTACCACGTTCACAAATTTCCCGCATGGTACTATCATAAAATGTAGTACCAAGTTGGTTTTTGTACGTTTGTATTAAATAATCTGCTAGCTCAGTATAATTGTTTGCATAGGACATTCTGATAGGATGATAATTTATAATGCTCATATTAACGTTATCAAATTTGCTTAATATCCATTTAACAACGTCAATATGACCGTTAATACATGATAAACATACAAGAGAACTAATTATATGAGCTGACATATATGATGAATCATAATAATATATGGTTTGGAACATTGCAAGATATCCATTTACACAAATATATCGTAATAAGTCAAATTTATTGTCATCTGATAATTTTTCGTAAATTTGTTGTACTATTACGGTGTTCATTATAATATATAAGTTACATGTAATGAATAACTTATATGTGATAAATTCAACTTTTATAATTTCAAAACAGTAAAAACATATGGAACATTACTTTTATAGCTGGTAAATTCCTTTTTAAGATCGCGAACAACTGCATATTCAACAGATTTTTTATCAAGCTGTTCATAATAATCAATACGTTTTCCAGCAGACGTTGTAAATATATATTTTTGATTAGCAGATGTGATATGTTTAGTATTATCGATCACGTCTGCATCAATTGTCATAAACGGGTTATTTGGAAAATATGAAATGGACATAAAGTTAAATTTTTTAATTAAAATAGTTGACATAATATTCCAAGCATGTGCGTAAATATATGTAGCGCTTTTAAATAATGAAAGTAAATTATGCATAATATATGTAAACAATTCAATTGATAGCCCATATTTTACACCTTCACATACTCTGGACGACAATAATTCCAATGATTGTTGAATTCCAATGGCTTCTAAACAACCATTAGTATGATGATTTATTAAAAACACATGACCATCAATTATTCCGTGGTCGTTTATTTTATATATTAATATTGGCGAGTCGTCATCAGCACTATTATCATAATAACCAACAATTGTATTTAACATAACATAAAGTGAATAGTTACGAGAGTCATTAAATGCTTCCATTAATTTATTATCTGCAATCAATGCATCTTTACATCGTTCACTTAATATATTATCTCTGTAATGTTGATACTTGCCAATAACATCGGGAGTTAATTGTTTGCTTATTAATGTGATTGAATCTTGCAATTGTTGTTTTGTTAATAGCGAGCTGGTTGACGGAGAATTATACTCGATAAATTTTAATATTGGTAAAAATAAATTATCCACGTTGCCAAAAGTAAAAGAGGCTGGAGATGATATTGCTTCCAACTCAATTAATAATTGCATAGACAGATTATAAAATATTGACGATTGTGATTTATCGTTACAATACACATGATGTATACCGGCTCCTCCAGATTGTGCATTTTGCAATTGAATTTTAGAATATTTTGAGACATATTTTATAAATTTTTGTTCATAATTTGTCATTATGTTAATATATTATATGTATTGCTAAAAATAATATTAAAATTATCAAAAATATTATATTGATTTATGATAATTTTAACGAAATTGCGTATAGTTGATTTATTTAATAATTTAATAAAATTGTTTTATTGTATCACAAACATACATGACTTGATCTTCTGTCATTTCAGGAAACATTGGTAGTGATAGTATTTCATCTACAATTTTTTCAGTAACGTCAAATGTTAGTTCATTTAGTTCACTATATGCTTCAGATTTATAAAATGCGTAAGGATAATGAATTCCTGTATGTATATTATTTGATTTTAAATGTGCCATCAATTTTTCTCTATTTGTTGCTTTTACGATATATAAATGATAACACGAACTGACATTTTCATTGATAGTTAACGGTACCAAACCACTGATATTTTGTAAGTTGTTATTGTATATGTTGGCAAGATATCTTCTTTTATCATTCCATTCTTGAAGATGGTTTAATTTTACATTTAGAAATGCTGCCTGCATTGTATCCATTCGTTCATTTGTTCCTTTAACTACCCATTTATATCGTTCCTTACATCCATAATTTCTAACCAGTTCCAATTTATTTTTAAATTCTTCGTTGTCAGTTACTACACATCCACCTTCTCCAAATGCTCCCAAATTTTTACTTGGATAAAAACTAAAAGATCCCATATCTCCAAAAGTTCCTAACATTTTTCCATTATATGTTGACCCATGTGCTTGTGCAGCGTCCTCGATTACATATAAATTATGAGATTTGGCGATTTCCATTAGCCTTTCCATATTTGGGCTGGAGCCATACAAATGAACCACTATAATTGCCTTTGTTTTCTCCGTTATTGATTGCTCCAATTTGTCTAAATCCATCATAAGTGTGTCTGGATCACAATCTACTAATTTAATATTATAACCAGCGCGAGAAATTGCAAGAGGTGCTGCAATATATGTATTTGCTTGAGTTATAATTTCAGCATCATTACCAAGATCTAAAATTTGAAGTGCATAGTTCAAAGTTGCTGTTCCATTACTCATTGTCACACAATGTTCAGATCCTACATATTTTGAAAAATTTGCTTCAAATTCTCTCAATTCTTTACCCAATACATAATCACCTCTATCAAGCATTTCGTTAAATTTTATTGTTAAGTCGTTTCTAATGCTCTGTGTATTTTTTTTAAGATCCATAACAGGAACATTGGGTTCATTAGATCTAAGCTTATTCCAATGGACCTTGAAATCTTCGTACGATCTGCAATATTCACTTTCATCATAATAATCAGATGATATAACTAACAATACACAGTCTTCACTAATATCATTCATTACACACCATATATTTTCTGGGACAATAATAGCTTTGGTAATATCATCCATTTTAAATGATTTTACGGTTTCTACATCATCAAATTGAACATTCAAACTACCATTCAATAATACAAACATTTGCTTACAACGATAATGACTATGGTTGCCGCGAGCGACGTTATCTCTAATTCCTCTAATAATAAAAAAACGCTTCATTTCAAACGGAACATTTTTTAATGATTCAAAAGGAATTAGCATTCCTCTGTCTGTGTTATTCTGATCACATTTAATATCAAGGTCTACAAACTCAATATTTTCCATAATGTTAAGTAATATATTATAACAAAAAATAATATAAATTAAAACGCACAGTTTGCCAAAATCACTAATATATAATCATCGTTTAAAATGCTAATAAAAGCAATCAAACTTGCCATTAAATATAAAACGTTTCTTCAATAAAATTTACTGTATCATTATTTGGAACTTTTGAGATTTTTGTTTTTAATAATTGTATATCTCTACCTTGATTCATGACGCATTTATTGGCTTCTCCGTTTGTTATAAGTTGCCTAACAAACTCATCGCGAAATAATATATCTCTGTGCAATTCAAAATCATATGGAACATCATTAAACGGAAATATTAAATGACCATTATACATTTCTAACACGTTTTGACAAATTATACATGTATCTAATTTTGAGTAAAAAATATTAAAAAGGCTGGGTACTTTTATATGTGTATTTTTTATAAACTTAGTGGCATGCTTAATATCCATATTATTATGCTCTGTATTGTTTATTTTGCAGTTATTTTTAATTATTTGCATATATTTATTTGAATATTGTGCGTCATTATCAATGTATGATAATATGTCACTGCGACAAGAATTTGTAAGAATATCCGTACATTTAGACTTTTTATATAAACCCAAAAATGGAAATATTGTTATTTCTGGAGCGAATAGTGCAACTCCTTTAAATATGTTGGGTAAATATCTTTTGTTTATGTACACTACCATTCCGTCATAATGTTTCCAATCGTGATATTGTTTTGAATTTTTCATTTTATTTTTTTTTACATGATCTAACAATTTTTTGAACGAACTATCAAAATCACTTGATTTTTCATATTGTTCAATTATCGCATGCATATATCCGGTTATAATACTGCTTCTATTTGATCTGTTACAATCTTCTGAATAATATGCAGACATGAATATTTCATCAACGCCGTTCATATTTATTAAGTCGCTAATGTACATACATGTATCTCCAGAATGAGTTACATTTAATATAGTTTTACTGTTATTAAATGATGCAATAAACGTCCTGTCAAAAATATTATCGTTGTTAAAGTTATTTTTATAATACTCATCGTCGATATTGCAACATTCATTATTAAGCTTTATTTCTCCAAATTTTTCTTCGGCTGTTTCGCATTCCGTGTCCGGCACAGTTAAATTGTTAAATTTATTAAAAAATGTTTCTTTAGCTATTTTACGTTCCATATCAAAATCAGTTACATAATTATATCTCTTAAAAACTATGTTATGTGGTGAATTATTGCATACTTCTGTGATTCGTGAACTATATAATCTACATTGACCCCAGCTTACAATTTTTTCAGATTTAGATATAAGACATACATCATTTATATGAATATAATCTCTGCACCCCAGAGAAATATTGTCAATTGGTTTTCTTGGATACCACATAATATTCATGTTGTATTTTTTACTCATCTTTTTGCATATGTCTTGACGTTGTTGTGAACAATATGGATCTATAAATAATACAGTAAAATTTTTATCAACTTGATAACTTAACGATTTAAGTAACCATTCATCATGAACAAGGTCCAACATATATGAAGGAATATACACGGTCAATTTTTTCCAAAAATTATCCGTGTCTCCAAAAAAATAATCAGTTTGATTGTATGTATTAAATACATTTAATGTACGTATATCATTTTTTTTTAAAAATCGTTTATATTGTTTTGTGCATATGGCAGCTGTTCCATTATTTTCAATTTGAAATGGCCATATTTTCGCATAGCTTAAATAATTTTGCTCTGTATTTGTAGATAAATTGACTCCCACTCCATTTTCTGGAAAC